CATATAATCTATCCCTGATATCAGGGAGAGAGGGTAATACATATGAGTATTTTTGTCTTAGTTTTGATATATTGCTCATTCCCCGTAAAATGTTGCTTTTAAGAATAAATCGATAGATTCAATAACAAGAGAGCGCTCTTTACCGGCAGCCCATTTGCGTAATTGCTTAAATTTAGGGTCTATACATTTTCTTTCTGTATAACACTTTCTAAATTCCTTCACAAGTTCCTTATCCTTAGTAATATAAGCGAGTTCCGTCATATACTTCGCTTTAACGAAGGACGGGCTGCTTACACTGACCACCCGGGTATAAATGTTCCCAGATAACTCAGTGGTTCGGCAGCCCGCTGTGAAAGACAGTATTAAAAATAGCAATATGTATCTCATATTACTATTTAGTCAATCAGCTTTCGTCTTCTTCGTCTTCTATCTCAACCGGAACATCATCTTCGCCCTCGAGATTACTGTACGTCCACTCATTTTTAATCTTCTCTTCAAGCTTAGGAATGATAGTTTCTTCCCAGAGTTTAATATCCTTGCGGAAGTTTTTATAATATCCGATTTTAGTGCCGTCCGCGAGTTGATAAGTAGATCCAGTCTGAGTAATAACCTCAAGACCAGTCGCAATATCAAGGAGACCATAGAATCTATCAAGACCAGTCGAGAAAGATAGATACATCTCTCCTTCAAGATATTGCTTAAGGAACCTGTTCTTTCTGGTCAAGGCTCGTATAATAATACCAGCATAACTCTTTTGACTTACTGCGAGTTTAGAGTCAGACATCTTGCCTCCATCATCTTTAACTGGCTTTCTTGCGAGTTGAACCGTTACAGAGGGAAGGTATACAACAGACTTACCCCCGGGCATATTCTTTTCAATAGAAGGAAACATCGCCGTGGGATCATCATACACATGGTTAGTACATAGAATAGTTGTCTGGGTAATAGCGCCGAGATTAGTACAAGTTTGCATCAAAGATTTGATAGCCCGCGCTTTAGTTCCCATATCGGATGATGTACTCTCTTTATCCATCCGTGCCAGTTCAAGTTCAGATTGAAGATTGCCGAGAGAGTCAATAGCGATAATAAACTTACCCTCTTGTTTCTTCTCCTTAATAGCAGTTAGAAGTTTAAAAATAGCATTTCTCGTTTGCTCAATACTAATACAAGGAACGTATTTTACTTTATCAATATCTAGGCCTAATCTTTGAGCCCCTTCCGGGTCAATGGCATTTTCCGTATCAAAGATAACAGGAATAAGTCCTTCCTTCTGAGCATTCGCAAGAATCTTTTGAACGAAAAGCGATTTACCGGTCATAGATTCTCCCGCAAGCATCGTCACCCTACCCTTAGGAATCCCTCCATGAACCGACCCAGAAATAATAGCATTCAATACATAAGACCCTGTATCAATCCAACCCTTTACGAGCGAAAGAGAAGCATTGTTCAAATAAGTAGCGAACGGGTTAATCTCATCAATCTCATCGAGAATATTTTTTATATCTTTATCCATATACCAACTATAATCACAAAAATGGGGTTATCTACTAAAATAAAAAAAGGCCGCATAAGCGGCCTTTCAAAAAATATGTTTTTTGTCAATCATCAAATAGCTTGATCACCTTATCATTTCCCTTTGGAGTGATAATTTGCTGAGCGGGAATATATCCAAATGCTCTATTGTATTGCTGAACAAGGCGCTCATCAAGTTCAATCTTTTCAGCTGAAAAGACAATCTTATCCTTATGGAAGGTCCAAGATGTTCCAGCCTCTCGTTGAGAGATACTCAATAACTCACTAAACCAAAACGGAAAGAGTTGAACTTGAATCTGACCATCGGGGGTCGGTTGAAGATGAACGGTAGATGGATTTTTTACTTGGATAGATGTATCTGTTTCGGAAACTAACTCTCCAATGATGGAGCGTTGATTGTCCACGAAGCAAACAAGGTCTGCCGCCTTTACTGGTTCTTTTTCTGTCATAAAATAATTTATATTAAAATGTTATATTATCAAGAGAATAAATCAAATAAATCACATCGAATTTGCTCATTAGGTTTTCTTGCTATCCATTTAACCCGATTATAGAATCTCTCCACTACGCTGAAAACAATTTTCGAAAACATAAGCTCGTAATCTATCTCAAACATACTCGCAAACTCCTCCGGCATTTTATCTTTGAATCCGATAGTAGTTATACCGTATTTGTTCGACTTCTTAATGTATACCCATCGCAACTTATCCCCCTCTACCGCTAGTTCTCGAGTATTATCCAGATTCAAATCCTTTATTATAATATTGTAATAATGGCCCGCTTTAGCGTGAATAGGCATACCTTTCGGAACTTGAAATCCTTTACACCTCGAAACATATTCATCAAAAGACGATAGTCCGACAACAAAGGAAATATCTTCTACCGGAAGGGATGTAAAAATGTCATACGCTTTCTTTACCGCTTCGTCAGTTTTGGGTTGCGATCTAGTAAGCATCATTGTCTCAATAATATTCTTTACGTGAGGCTTTACCGGGTCAGGCATAGTCGTCCTAACAACTTCGACCCCGGTATACTTAAACTTATCCATCTTGATACCTTCGTCATCGAGAAGGTGAAGAGCGTAGCGCTTCTTTTCAAGAAATAGACCAACATCGCAAATAGCTTCTCGTTTGAAAACTAATCTACAATCATTAGAATTAAATGCGGTTACGGCCCAAGCCCTAATTTCGGTATTTAAATACGTAGTCAACTCCTCGCATATATTATATACCTCATCAGTCACTCCCTTTTCATTGCAAAACTGAGGAATAGCGTTTGAGTCTACAAGAGATTTTAACGATATATAGCAGGAATCTGTATCGTTATATACAATTGGATTATTATGTTTGAAATAGTCATCGGTAAGATTGGACCGAGCTTGAAGAAACCTCTTTGCTAAATCATTAGACTTTTTAATTACTGCCTGGCCGGAAAGGGTAATACTACTCGCAATATCATCATCGCCAATCGGAGAATGTTTATTACCGAAATATCCGTAAGCCGAATTAATCAAAACCTTAATAGTTAACTGCTTAGTATCGAGACGATTAATCTGAAATTGTAATTCCTGCTTCTCGTCCTCGCTCTCCTTATTCTTTTTATCTTTCAATTCAGATATACGTATTTGGAGCTTTTTAAGCTCATCCTTTACTTCTACCCGCTTTTGATAATAGAAGTCGACCATCTCTGGCATAATACCTTTTTTCTTTTGTGAAAAAAGAATACCTGCTTTTGATATCGCAAGCTTTTCTTGCTTAACAATCTTTGCAAACTTATCGGTAGGTACTGTAAACAGTTCACCGTTCACGTATTGTAACGTAACTTCACTCGCACTATGTTTGATAATCTTACCGATTTTAGTCTCTGGAGACATATTAAGAGAAATCATCAAGTTAGGATATAGAGAGTTAGCATCGAAAGATACTACATACTCCTGAAACCCTCCAAGAGGCTCGGCAACATAAGCGCCAGGATTTTTACCCGTATCGGCATTACGAATAAAAGTAGCAATCTTCTGGTCTCTAAAACGAGCTCGAATAGCCGCTGCACCGTTAATAACCGATACAGCACCCATAGCAGCCTCGAACGTAGTGAGGCCGATATATGCGAGCATTCTCAACAAATCTACATACTTCAACTCTTCGTCGAGTCTCTGGAGAAGAAAAACGTCATGAATATTATACTCTACAAATGTCTGCCAATTTTGCTCGGCCAAATCAGCAATATGCATATTACCATAGTCAATCTTTCTCTCATTTATCTCAATTTGAGCAATATTATCAAGTCTATACGAGTCTCTATTTTTTAATTGAAACCTTTTATAGACATCAAGATAGTCAAGACATGACACTCCATCAATAAACCATCTCACACTATTTTTACCATACATACCTCGCATGGCTCTATTATAAACTCTACCGACAGGGGATAGTCTTAGAACCGCTTCCTCACCCATTACATTATTGATACGGTTAATAATGTAAGGCATATCGAACCCCATGGAGTTCCATCCCGAAAGAACGTCAGGATAGTCTCTCTCAAAGAACTGAATCATTCTTTCTAAAAGTTCCTTTTCAGTCTTACAGTTTATATAAGTCAGTTCGCTTTTTGGATATTTCGACGAATCAAACTCGCCTACCCCCCACACATACTTGTGTTTATCAATCGTATCATAGATAGTGATTACATTGATAGGGTAGTTTGCTTTCTCCGGGTCAGGGAATTCATCCTTAGCAACAGCCTCAATATCAATAAACTGAACCCGCAACTTATTAGAAAGGAAATCGGGAGTTTCATTATGCTCCCAAAACTCATCAAGCAAAAACTGCTGATACGTCGGCAGATTCTCAAAAAGTCTTTTTACACCAGACTCGCGAATATATCGCGTGCGTTCATATTGATTTAGGAATATCTTCTTGCGAATTTTAGTCCCATAAATCGACTGATCAGTTCCGTTATTATTATCCTCAACATAAATATATGGTCTGTACGGCGCCGTAAAAGAAGTTCGATTACCGCTCGCATCCCAGGTCCATATCTTCATCTCTTGCTTACCGGGAATATAAGCAATATTTCTATATCCAATCATATATTTGTATTATACTTCCCGAGTTGTACACGTTTCGGGTCCCCATAATCTAATCTAAAAAGTTCTAAAAAGCAATCAAGATTTTCATCGTTTTCGAGAAATCTTTTTTCTGCGACTTGATACCATTTACGAGCGCTATTTTTGTAACGCTGACTATCCTTTAGAGTCTCTCTAATTTTTGTAATCATCTCCTCACCACTAGTAAACCTAATAGGAGCGTTTTTATATGTATCAATATCCTGGCACGCTACGGGCAATCCAAACGAGCTTGCTTCTATGTATTTTAAGTCGCTCTTTGCTTTATTAAAATTATTATCCTGTAGCGGCGCTACCCACATTTGCACTTCTAAATCATGTAGTTTTTGCGGATAGGAATACATTTGCTGCCAGGGATGGAATTCTATTTCTCTATTACTAACATAGGGTCTCAAACGCAACGGGAACGCTCCTACAAACACCCACTGAAATTCTTTTCTGGTTTTAATAATAGCATCAATAACATGATCGAAATCATCTCGCTGCTTCACCTTATTGTCTACATCAAAATGCGCTCCGGAGCCAGCATACAAAATTCTTGGCTTCTTTTTATGTTTCTGATATAGATTATAAACTCGCTTCTCGTCGAAGAAATTACCAATCCAGAATTTAGGAGGGAAATTCGGTATGACAGTTACTTCCCTCTTACCGGTTTTTTCGCGATAATAATTCTTCATGAAATCACACGTTACAGTAATTTCATCACACATATTCATAATCTCCATTGAGGTATTACGAATCTCGTCTGACTCGAAAGCAAACTTAAATTTATTATAATCCGGTATATCTTCTCGGAAAATAATATCGTCAATTTCGTATACAAGCCTGCAACCGAATTGAGGCTGAATGACATTCTTAAGAAACTTAACAAATTCGAGTTGATGAGGAGTAGCCTGTCTCTGTATTCTAACAGTCTTTACATTATGGTAAAAATCAGGATTAGTAATCATTACCGAAGAACTCTGACATAGAGCCTTCTGGTGAGCATTTAAGACGTGCTCAGGCCAAAGCATCCTCCATAACCCACACCCACTATAGTCAGCGAGATAATTAACACACCTTGTTAAAGACTTAACATCATCTGGAGAACCTTGCTGCGATGTCATCACAGAAGGGGTTTGTGGCATTTCAACCTGACCAAAAGGTGTAGAAAATGGGGACGTAAATGGCGAGCCTAAATTTATCATTACAATAAACTTAAACTATATCCTTTAAATATCAACATTATAAACGCGGGTTGTTATGCCATTTTCTTTTTGAAGATAAATCATATCGGTATTATCTGATATGGCTTTAATTGCTTCGGGGCGATGAGTAATAACGAAAACGCACTCCTTGTTTTGCTCTACTCGATCGTTTAATATTTCATTTACCAGCTCAACACCTTTAGCGTCCAAACTCGAATCATAAAGTTCGTCAAAAAAGCTTACATTGTAAGCGACATTACCTTGCATTCGACGAGCATCAGCAAAGGTAAATAAACACGCAAGGTCAATATTTTTTCTTTCGCCATCAGAGAAGTTATAATAAGAGCAAAGTTTATTATTGTCGTTGATTATCTCTTCTTCAAAATATTCATTAAACATACAAATACAATTAGCATCCATCTTC